AAATTCTCGTTAACAACATCTACACTCATGTAGCTTCCGGAATGAGGTTAACTCAGGCAGTGGAGTTGGAAGGTGCTTATATGCACGAGCTTTACAATCGAATTACACCGGATCAAAAAAGAAAACTTGCACATGCTAAGTATAAGGGGGAGTTGGAAAGGATTAAAAAAGAGGAAGAAACACATTATAATAAAAAAAATGTAAAAAATACCTAAAAACAATTGGTCTAAAACTTGTTTTATTTATGCAAGTTGTTGTATATTTGCTCTTGTTACTGATGTAACTCATTTTAAACCATTCTAAGCCACTATTTTTAACCAACCTATATATGACTACCAAAAAAGATTTAAAACCCCTCAGTGGACACGAAAACGACCAAATAGAGCAAATGGACATCCTTGATTGGCTTGCGATTTTGCTCTTGGTCGCTTTTTGGACTAATTTTTTACTTCACCTAACAAACTTTTAAAAATGAAACTTCAACTATTAGACATTAACGACGGAAAAGCGTTCTTTTTAAATTCGGAAGACGAAGAGCAGTTGTTGGAAGTTATCTTTGAGGCAACTATTGAGAGCTGGTCAGAAAGGGAGCGGATCCCTGGACTTCAGGATTTTTCACAAGAATTTGAGAATAAGGAATTAACCATCAATGGTTATTCTTTTCCTTACGGTAAGTTTGATCTTGCCGGTGATGATAATGATTTTGTCATCGGGTGCATAACCGATCACATGGAAAGAAATCCTGATAAATATGAGCGATAAAAACCTGTTGCAGAGTGTTGCAGTCTGTTGCAGACAAATTAAAATGTGTCTGCAACACCTACAAGTCAATGATGCCAAAGGATTCAGCGTTTTTGTTGCAGAGGTTGCAGAGAAAAACGGAAAAAAAGTAAAAGTTTTTTCTCTCCTTATATATACTATACTATTACTATATTATTATATTTTATATAAGAATAGTCTGCAACGTCTGCAACAGAAAGCCTATAACCCACGCCACCAGTGGAATGTAGCTGTTGCAGACAGACCACTTTTTTGTCTGCAACACTCTGCAACGTCTGCAACACCTTGAAAATGATAAATAACTAAAAATCAATATAGTTATGAAATACACCTACTCCGACATCAAGATAAAGAAAGAGCAAATCCATATTGATAACGATGTGGTTGAGCTGATGGAAGCGGAGGATTGTTTTTATAACTTAGTTTGGTCAAACATAGTGAACATTTGGCTCTCCGGAATGCCTACTTTGACGCTAAAAATGCCTAAAGAGTTGAATATTAATAATTTGTATTTTAGACAAAAGTCGCAAGGCAACGGACAGTTGTCTATAAGAGTGAGCAGTTTACCCAAGGAACATCTTCCCGAATGGAATTATGAGAAGACTGTTGGGGTGATTGAAAGCCCTAAGATGGACTCACGGGATAGGCAGATGGTGATGAATAATGAGCCATTAATGCGCTTGGTTTACTCCCTGGTCGCACAGTTTAAGGTTCAGCGATCCGTAGGATGGTTAACTGCACCCGTGCCTGATGAGTTTATTGGATTAGTAGGAAAGGAGATCAATGTGGCTAAACATGAGAAGGGTGGCTACATGGTTTGGTTTGTGAAATAATTGTATATTTGTAAAAACTTAACAAAATGAAAATCAAAAAAATTAAAAGTAAGGAGGTCAGAGAAGAGGCAGTGAGGTTGGCACAGGGATGGTATGAATATTCGACAGCTAAGAAAGTTAAGTGTCTTCGTATAAGGGAAGCCTTCAAATGGGGAGAAACACCCCAGGGTAAAGGTTTTTGGGGCGATCTTTCTTGTGGAGCAATTAAAAACACTAAGGATTTGGAACTGCCAAATTGCAGCCACTTAACAGACCCCATGCGACCCGACTATTACGGAGGCGCGGACAATCCTTATGAGTGCCGGAGGGTGGTTAGAGAGTGGGAGTTGGGTCCGAACCTTGCTAATGTGTTGAAATATGTATGCAGAGCCGGAAAAAAGGATCCTGAAAAAGCGATTGAGGATTTGCAGAAAGCGATTAATTATTTGAAATTTGAAATTGAGGAGTTGTGAGAGCAATCCTAATATTACTAATCATAGCATCCTGTAATAAGGTAGAAATAGAACCTTCAATAATTCATTCCCCAAGTTATTACAAAACTTGCGATGGTGTTAATTATTTTGTCAAGGAAACATTTTCCTATAACGTGAAGTCAAATTGCTTTAGGATTAGGGATGAAATTAAGGCTAATTTTCCGTATAATGCTATCTTCCATTTCGAAGGCAATGTTTATAATTTAGATGAAATAGTTTATTGTAGGCATTGATTTAATCAAAAAAAACAAACCTATTGCTAAAAATTTACATATATTGCGCCAAAATTACTTATGGCTGACTTTAATGTAAGGCTAACATACGATAACTCGGAACTTCTCCGAGGCATACAAGAAGATAAACGCTCCTTTGGCGATCTTAGCAGGAGCGTTGACCAATTTGAATCCACTACAACAAGCGCAAGCCGTAATTCTGTAAGGGAGTTGTCAAAGGTTGAGCAATCCGGAAATAAACTAATTGGGACCTTTGGTAAGTTAGCTGCTGCGATTGGCGTGGCTTTAGGCACAAGACAAATTATTAACTTTGGTAGATCAGCGATAAAAGCAGCAGGTGATTATGAGCAGTTGGGTGTAGCAGTGGGTGTTTTTGTTGGTAATCAAGAGAAGGCGAATAAGCTATTATTGGAGGCTCAGAAGTTATCAATTGTAACTCCATTTACACCCGATGAATTATTTGGTGCAACTAAGGCTCTACTTGCTTATGGAGTAGAGCAGGACAAAGTAATTGGTTCACTTAGAGTGTTAGGAGATGTTTCCGCAGGTATAGGCAAGCCAATTGGGCAATTGTCTGATCTATTTGGCAGGGTTGCTGTGGAGGGCAGGTTGACAGGTATAACATTAAGGCAATTCACGCAAGCAGGAATCCCATTAATAACAGAGTTAGCCACGCAGATAGGCGTGTCAGAAGATCAAATTAGATCAATGGTTTCGAGTGGAAGCATAGGATTTGGAGACGTGGAAGAAGCATTTGCATCAATGACAGGAGAAGGTGGTCGCTTCTTTCAATTAATGGAAAAGCAATCCCAAACACTTAACGGGCGTATATCCACATTGTCAGGAATATTCAAAGACTTCTCCCGAATTTTCGGGGAGGAATTAGCACCTCTGGCAAAGCAAGCCACAGAGCAGTTAATTGCACTTTCCGAACGATTCACGGCAGACGATGTTAGGCAATTTGGAGCGAGTATTAGAAATATAGTTGAGTTATTCATCAGGTTTGGACCCACATTATTAGCCACAGCAGCAGCCTTTGCAGCCGTGCGTTTGGGTGTGGTTGGATCCACAGCAGCCATTCAAGCAAACAACCGATCAATAGATAGCGCAAGAGAAGCGCAAATAAGGCAACTCCAAGCGCAGCAGCAGTTGACGATTGCAAGGCGCGAGTATCTGGCAGCCGTTCAAGCAGCCAACACAGCGGAAGGTCAAAGTATTGCAAATCAATTGAGATTGCAACAAGCCACATTAGCCTATACCCAAGCGCAAAGAGGCGCGACTGCTGCAACGGGTGGATTTACATTAGCGCAAAGAGCCAAAGCGATTGCGCTTAGGCTTTCAACATTGGCAGTAAACGCCCTGCGAGCTGCACTGAGTGTAATTGGGATTGGATTGGTAATTCAAGGTATATCGTTATTGATAAGTAACTTTGAGCGATTGAAAGATATAATTAACGGAGTGACAGAAGCACAAAGGAGTTTGATTAATCTATCCGCGGACTTGGAAAGCCAGTATATTAAAGAGGCATCACAAGTTGATAGGCTATTCAGCACATTAAGCGACTTCAATAAAACAAAGAGTGAGCAGTTGGAAGCGGTCAAGGCGTTGAGGGAGCAGTACCCCGACTTGCTAAAGAACTATGATTTAGAAAATGCTTCGCTCGAAGAACTCCGGGACATTCAAGCACAGGTAACGGAAAACATATTTGAGACAATAAAGGCTCGTGTATTAGAAGAAAAGCAGGTGGAGGTATTGCAGAGATTGGCAGAATTGAGAAGGGAGGAGAATAGGCTGCTTGAGGAAGGCTTGACAAGGCAACAAAGATTTGCAGATGGATATTTGGGTGTAGGTGAAGAGCAGGGTGTACGGGAAAGGGTCGAAGTCATTCGCAAAGGAATTGACGATGTGATAAAAGGCTTTGAAGACGAAAAGAAAGCTGTGGAGGATTTAGCTGAGTTCAACATCTTTGCAACGGGCGAAATAGACGATGAGAAAAGGAAGTCATTTGAATTACAGAGATCATTCCGTGAGCAGCTTATAGAATTGGATAACAAAGCATTGCAGATTGAGCTTGAAAATGCAAAGCAAAGAAAGCAGGCATTAGCACAAGCAGGGGGTGGAGCGATAACGCAAGAAGCAGTTAAGAGATTGGAATTTGAGATAAGGGAGATTGAGGATTTATTGGAAAGGCGTAATGAAGTTGTAAAGAAGCGCGGAGCCGAGCAGGTAAAGATCAATGAGGACTTTGAAAAGGAATTGGAAAAAATCCGCGATACCATCCAAGGCACCGAGCGCAAGTATCTATTAGACCAAGCGAAAACAAATGAGGAGCGTTTGAACTTAGCCCGTAAATTCCAACTGGAAGACTTAGCATTAAGGAAAACAGAGGCGTTGGCATTGGCGCAAAGCAGGCAGGAAAGGCTAAAAGTTGAAGAGCTATTCAATGAATTGGAATTGCAACTCCAGCGCCAATATAGTAAGGATTTAATTGATGCCATCCAAGACGAAGCGCGAGAAGAAGACAAAGCAGCGGAACAAAGGCTGAAAGACATTGAACGCAGGACAGCACAGGAAAGGCAATTGCGATTACAAGCGATTGAAACGCAATTAGCAGGTGGTGGATTATCGCAGGGGCAACTGAACGCGCTGAATGAGGAAAGGCTACAATTAGAATTATCTTTTGAGAAAGAGCGAGCCGAAAGATTATCTGAAGCAGCCAAAGACACTCAAGTCCGTATAGCTGAGGCAATTAGCTTAGGTGATACCGATAGGGTGGAAGCACTTACCAATCAACTAGAAGCACAGGAAGCAGCGATAAGACAAAATGGTCAAGCCATATTAATAGCTGAGGCGCGACTTATCCGTGAGCGCGTGGATCAGCAGGTAGACGCAATTCAGGAATTTGCAAGGGTGGAAGACCTCCGACTTCAGAACCAACTCAAAGCGGGCAACTTCTCCCTCCGACAACAAAGACAGATAGAGCTTGACAGGTTGGCAATTCAAAGGGATGCGATCAAAGCGCAATTAGCATTACTGCCCGAGGATAGCATTGCAGCGTTAAGGCTAAGAGAAGATCGGGAGGGGTTAGATGCCGAGATTGCAGCGATAATCAATACCACGATTCCCGCGCTAAGGGATGCAGGTGAATTATTCCAACAAACATTATTAGAGAATTTTGGGATCAGTGAAGAGGCATCTGCTGAGTTGGTAGGTTCATTTGATGTGTTGAAGGGCGCTATCTTTGATACTATCAAAGGAGGCTATGACCTGGAATTGGAGGCTATTGATCAAACTATTTCTGAACGTCAAAAAGGAATTAATGAACTCAAAAAGCAGATAAATGAAGAGCAGCGAGCAAGAGAAAAAGGATTCGCAAATAATGTTGACGCACTCGAAAAGCGACTTGAAAGAGAAGAAGAGTTACTTTTGGAAGACGAACGGAAAAAGAATGAAATCAAAATCAGAGAAGCACGATTTGAAGCACAAATACAATCACTACAACAGGGCGCACAATTGGCTACCGCAGTGGCTAACATTATACGCTCAGAGAGTAGATTGGGAGCAGCGGGGATAATAACAGCAGGTGCAGCCATTGTTTCGATGTTTGCCATTTGGCGTAAATTCCGCCAACAATCGCAGCAGTTGAGTGAACCGGTTTCGTTATTCACGGGTGGCAAGATAGGCGACCACATGAAGCCAGGTTATTCCCCTCAATCAGATCGACCGGGTCATGGAAGCGGTCATATGATCGAAGGAACTAATATAAGAGTGGGAGCGGATGAGTGGCTATTGAACGCCAAGACAAGTAAGAAGCAAGGTAAATTCATTGGTGAGTTCCTGAATAGTGGGATGTTGGATAACGTGGATTTATACGGGATTTTCAAAAACGGATATTTAAAGCCTGACGATGGTGATAGCCTTATGAGTGTAAAAAAGGCATCTGATCTGACGATTAGAAGCCGACAGAAGAAAGAAGCTAAGTACCTATCGAAATTCCAAGCGCGTGAAATGGAGCGAATAATAAGTGAACAAACACAGGTAATGGAGAAGTTGGATAGCAGAAGGCCGATAGTAATAGCAATGCCAGATGGAACTATCCAAAAGACCACCTATAAAGGTGACAAAAAGACAACCGAAATAATCAAATCAAAATAGAATGGCAAACAACCAAAAAAGTGAAATTGTTGACAAATACATTGACGCGCAAACGGGTCCATTTACAAAGCGAACTTTAGCAAGGCAAATTGTAAGAGAAAACCCGGGCATATTTGATAATTCTCAAATGGAAAAAGAAATAGATACAGTCAGATTGATGATCCGTTACAGAACCGGCTCTGCGGGAGAATCAAATAGATGCTCTGCGGAAAGAGGCGGGTCATTAAGAACTGAATTTATCCGAGAGGAAATGAAGCCGTCAGATTATATGAAGGAGTTTCTAAATAAGGGGATAAAGCAAGGTTCGGATGTTTGGGAACTTCCAAAGCACCACCGGAAGATATTATTGCTTTCGGATTTACATATTCCATACCATCACCTTCCGGCAATCGAAACAGCATTGGATTACGGATTCAAAGAGGGTGCGGATGGGATTTACATCAACGGTGATTTGATCGACTTTGCTAAGATTAGCCGGTGGGCAAAGGATCCGCATAAACCTGATACACAAGTGGAGATTGATATGGTTAGGGAATTTCTCGAAGGCTTGGCAGGACTTGGTTTACCGATATATTTTAAGTTAGGGAATCATGAGGACAGATGGAATGCTTATCTTTTGCAGAATGCACCCGACTTGTACGACTTGGATGTTTTGCAAATTAGGAATGTGTTAGGACTTGCGGATTTAGGGATCGAAGTCATCCAAAGCAGACAACGCGCCCGTTTTGGTAAACTTTCCGTGTTACACGGTCACGAGTTCGGGCAATCAATATTTTCACCCGTTAACCCTGCACGGGGATTATTTTTAAGGGCAAAGAGTTCGGTGATCGCAGGACATAACCATCAGACGAGTTCCCATCATGAGAATGATTTGAATGGATCGGGTACCGCTTGCTTCAGCACGGGATGCTTATGCGACCTTACACCGGATTACAGACCTTTCGCATACACCAAGTGGAATCATGGAGCAGCGTTGATTGACACCTATGAGGATGGAACCTATTCTGTTGATAACTTTAGGATCATTGACGGGAAGATTTATGGGTAATAAAAAAACCACATGTTTCAGTATGAGGATTTACATTGTGCAAAATTCTACTTATTCATTGTGCAAATAAAAAAAACACCCAACTTCTTTAAGAGGGTGCTTTTAAATAAACCATAAGATTGAACCACTACAATGCAAAAATAAAAAACTTTCCAAAAAAAACAAACTTATTGGAAGGTATTTTTTACCTTTGTTGAAATTCTAATATATATGTCTTTGGAACTTAGGCAGGTAGTACAACAATATGACCAAATTTTAGATGTGGTCAAGAGTCACCTAAACAGGGAGGCTGCGTTGGCTGCTACTAATGACGTGCTTGCTTTGGTGAAACTTAGGATTGAAAAAAAGGGCGAAAACTTTGAGGGACAGAGTTTTAGTCCTTACTCCAGTTCATATGCTGATTTCAGGCAAAGTCAAGGTAGCCAGACGGGTTATAAGGATTTCTCATTAACAACCAGGATGTTGACCAACGTAACCGTAAAGGAGGTTCAGATAACAGGGGAGAGGGCTATATTAGAAATAACAACATTGGATGAAGATGAAGAGCGTGAAAAGTTAGACGGTAATTCAGCTCGTGAAGGCGTGCCAATTTTAGCACCAAATCGGGATGAAATTAACTTGGCTGCCGAAACGTATATCGAAATGTTGGTTTCCGGAATAGAAAATAAGCTGCGATGATAGATATAGTTCTAAAAATATACGATAGCGCAATCAAAGATCTTGCCTGGACTGAAAGGTTCGGAGGCTTGGTTAAGCCTGTTGTTATTGAAGAGCCATTGTATGAAGGTGGCATTTCCCGTAAGCGGTTTCCGATTTCGTGTGATACTACTGCGAGACAATGCTATGAGAATGAGAGGTATTTGGACTTTGTTCCTGATGACAAATTCAAGTCAGTCAGCTATTGGGAGCAGGTGGGAGACACAAGAATAAGACCGTTAAGAGATGTAAGGAATAAGTGGGAGTTTACGGCTTCTGTTGATTTCGTTACATGGCTAAACCTTCCGAAATTAGGATTTGACGGGTGCAATGATGTTAGTAAATTCGTTGGTGATGCTTTCCGTGCTATTATGCAAGTCAAGGACAACCGCATTACATCACCCTTCCGAATTGATAAGATAAGTATTGAACCGATATTACAAACGCAACACGGGGAAAGCGTTTTTCAGAAATATTCCTACGAAGATAAAAGGCAGTTGATGCTTTATCCGTATGGAGCGTTTGCCATTCGATTTGAGTTGAATTGGTTGGCTGCGATGGATTGCTTTCTGCCTGTTGAACTTGGCGAACCGATTGACTGCCAATTCCCCGGCAGTAATCCAAACGTGCCATTTGAATGTCCACCAGTGCAGATATTTGATGGTAATGGAGTGTTGATCGCTGAGGTTCAAAGCGGTGGTTCATACACATTTGAAGAGGCTTCGACTATACAATTATTGATTAATGGTCAGCTATGGGATAATCTTGTAGCTAATGAAGATGTGCCTGTGGTTAACACGGATGGTGATCCGCTGGGGTCAAAGGTCGGGGATGAGTGGGTGATAGATGACACACAAATACAGTTATTCACCGAT